ACAAGGGATCAAGTGTGACTTATAGTGAGGTATCTAAGGGTACAAGCATAACTTATACCGAAGTAGATAAAACCGCAGCTTAGGAGAATTATGGCATCGAATTATAACGCATTTGGATTTAACCTAATGACTACTGGTGAAAATGCCGGTACATGGGGAGATAATACTAATACCAATTTAAATTTCATTAGAGATATGTTTAAGTATATCGAAGTCGCAATGACGACTGATAGAACTTTAACTATCCCTGATAATTCTAGTGGAACTTATGATGGTAGAGCTACGATTATTAAACTTACAGGAACCACTGGTGGTTCTAATAGAGTACTAGATATTGCTGATCAAGCAGGATCCGGATCTTCTCCTGGTGGAGCAGCCGATATTCTTAAACCTTTCTTAATTATTGATGGAACTACACGAACAGGTTCTGATACCATAACTTTTAAAGTTACGGGTCAAACAGGAATAACTATTCCTAAATATGGTAATACATGGTGTTATAAAGATGGAACAGATATTCGTACGGCGGGATTCGTTAGTACGAGAGGGTCAGCAGGAACAGCAGCTGCTCAACCCGCATATACATTTCCCGCAGCAGATGGGACTAATGGCCAAGCTTTAGTTACTGATGGTTCAGGGTCAGCGGACTGGGGAAGTGCTGGAATTTCAACAGGAAAAGCTATTGCAATGGCAATGATTTTCGGGTAAAAACAAACAAAGGAATTAAAATATGGCAAATCCAAATATAGTATCAGTAACAACGATTAACGGTGAATCCGTTGGCTGGAATTTAACTAACACTGTAACTACAGCTTTATTCACGGTGGCTGCAGATAAATTAATTAAAATTAACAGAATTGTATGTGCAAACGTAGATGGTTCGGCGGCTGCAGATTTAACTCTATATGTGGATACAAATGTTCAAACTTCAGCTGGTGGTACAGTTGCTAGTGGAGCAGCAGATGTTTATCTAGCTAAAACAATTTCCGTTCCAGCTGATTCATCTTTGGTGGTATCAGATACACCAATTTATTTAAGAGAACTGGACGTTTTAAAAGGTGGAGCTAGCGCTGCATCAGATCTCGATCTATTCATATCGTATGAAGTACTAGACGACGCATAGGAGGTAATCTAAACCATGGCTAATGGCGGAATTATCGGACCTAACAACCCAGTCGGTAAAATAATCACACCCAAAGTTTCAGTCTTCTCGACATCGGGAACACTTACGACAGACGCATGTACAGCAAATGTTGATGTTGTTGTAGTTGCTGGTGGTGGCGGAGGTGGAGCTGGCGGTGTTGGTGGTGGCGGCGGAGCTGGTGGAATTAGAGCTTTAACCTGTCAATCGGTTTGTGGTTCAACAGATTATACAATCACTGTAGGTGCAGGGGGAATAGGTGGTCCTTATCCTGGTGGTTCTTCAACAAAAGGTGGCGATTCAAGTATAGCTTTATCAAGTACAATCGAAGCCGAAGGTGGTGGCCTTGGTGGAAATGAAAGTGGAGCCGGTGGTCCAGGAGGATCAGGTGGCGGAAACGCTGGTAATGGTGCTCCCGGAACTGGAGGAACAGGAAATACTCCTCCTACAAGTCCTGCGCAAGGTTTTAATGGCGGAGGAAATTGTGGATCCAGTGCTCCCACACGAGCAGC